AAATAGTACTCCCGGACAACTTCATGCTACCTTCTTCCATCGTTCTGCGAATGGAATACTTGACGATCCAATCAAGGTTAAAGGAAAGCGTGTTGTTCACTCAGCCACTGGGGTTGAATCGATCGTTTGGGAGTGGCCTGTTGATACATATGCCGGAGCTTGTGGTGGTGTTTACATCACCGATGGTGAAAGAAATCCCGCGATTGTGGGAATTCATTACGGCTGCGTAATGGGCAATAAACGATTGGGTCGATCGTTTCTTCCATCACAAACTGACGTTAAGAATGCTGTGGTTGAATTCGTCAAACAACCCGAAATTCTTCTTGCCGGACGAGAACCAGCCAGTTGGCACAATTCTGTTGATGGAAAGGAAACGTTTGCTCCGAGTGAGTCCCCCATTGAAGGGGGAATCTTGGATCAAGCCAAGTGGTTGTTGGAAAATGGACATGCCAAAGAAGTCTTCCAGGGTGCCTTGAATAAAGGCAGGGTGTGGCAAAACGCTTTCTACAAAAGTCGTGCTGTTGCATCCTTAATTGCTGAAGACATTAAGCCGTTCTGTGAAGGAATGGCTTTTGGCAAACCAAGGTTTGGGCGGTCCATGTGGCCCAAATCGGCGGTATATTCCGTAAATCCGACCCCTGGTCTACCCACACAACATTTGCGTTGGGCGGTAAAGGACTATCTTAAGGGGTTTGAGCGCTTTCCCGAGTATCTTCGAGAGCATTTGCGTCCATTGGAATGGGACGAAGTGCTCAATGGCATAGATGGAGTACGTTTCATAGATGCCATAAATTGGAATACTTCCATGGGAAAAGGCTTCATAGGAGGAAAGCGCTCCTGGATCCGCACTTACTTGGACGAATTAGGTCAAGAGAAGAAAGATTTCCTGACTGAAGTATGGGCAGATGTCGAAAAGGCACTCCAAGAAATAGATCAGGGACGACGAGTTCCCTGGTTGTTCAATGCGGTACCAAAGGACGAACCCACTAAGGTGGATAAGGATAAAGTCCGCCTGTTCATGGTCGCCCAAGTGTCATGCACTTTATTGGTGCGTAAGTACTTTACACCAGTTTGTCGTGTTTTGCAAATGATGACTGGAGTGAGTGAATGCGCCGTGGGCATGAATGCGACTTCCGATGATTGGGAGTTCATTTGGCAGCATTTGGAGAAATTCAAGTACTTATTTGACGGTGATCACAAGAAGTATGATCTGAGTAAGTCGGCCAAAATTAGTCTTTCATCCTATAAAATCATGATCAAGATTGCTTCGTATGGCCATTATACTGCGGAGGATCTTTATCGAATGTCGGTAATCGTTGGGGATCTCGTCCGTCCTCTTGTAAATTATACCGGCGAAGTCGTGTTGCTTGATGGTTCAACTCCTTCGGGAATACCGGTGACAGTGATTATCAATGGATTAGATAATTCTTTGATGAATCGATGTGCT